AACCTGTAATCAGAATTAGCCATGAGTTTTTTCTTTTAGTATATCAAAGAATTATTGATCGCCAAAAACAGCAGCCATAATGTAATTTGCATCAGTCATTGAATTGTTAGTTGAACCTAAAGTAACGACTTGAAAAGCAGTTGTACTTGGATTGTTTTCATTACTACCTCCGAGACAGCAATATGTATTTCTGTTAGATAGAGGTGACTTAACACCTTGTACAATACTATAATTTGCGTTGGCCATTGCAGTACTTAATGTAACTGTGTATTCACCTGTTGCATTGTCTGTAATTGATGAAATATTAAAACTATCTCTTATAGCTATTGTTCCACTTCCATCAAAGTTTACCCATGCTTTTGCTCTGCCTTGTTCAATCTGTTCTGGGGTTGAACTTGAGCCACCGCTTGTATTTTGAATTGTGTTGACTTTAAGTGTTGACATAATTAGCTATCTCCTATAATCATAACTTCAACATGGTTAGCGTCAGAAAGGTTATTATTGTAAACGTGCCTTACACTAAATCTGCAACTGCTTGTTGTGTAAGTTGTACTTTGACCACTACCATTTAAATGGTTTGCTATATATTCTGAATTATATCCAGCAGTTCCAGCTAAACAATAGTCATCATTGCTAAAATTATCTGAGTATGCAAGTGAGTAGTCACCAGTTCCATTATCAGTAAGACTTGAAATATTGTAACTGTCTCTTATAGCAACAGTTCCACTACCTTGAAAATTTATCCATACTTTAACAAGCCGCCCTTTTTCAGTTCCACTCGTATTTTGAAATACTGGTGGTGACGAAGAAACACTTTTGATTGTGCCGACTGCTAATGTACTCATGGTTTTGGATTTGCGTCTTTAACGGCTTTTATGTGGGTAGCCCACGTTCCAGTTGTGTCTAGTTTACCAGCAACCATATCTGCGTACAACATGTCTAATTGGTTTCCAATTGTATCGTAGGTTGTAGAACCATCAGTTGTTCTATCAGTTTTGTACTTAACAGCAGCAGCTTCAGCGTCTAGCGTAACTCTTGCAGCGTCTATATCAGATTGTGTTAAAGAGATTGCATTACCGCTTGCATCAAAAGCACCAGTACTGTCATCAATCGTCACAGCAGATGGGTAAGCTTTGCGTATAGCTTCGTGATCTAGAATCATGCTGACACCTCCATTGCTGTTATTGTTGAAACTGACCTAACATATCCGCTACTATTACTATCATTATCTGATCTATTTATATAAAAAGTTCCATTACCTTCTAATCTATATTGTGCTTTTATTGTTACTGCTGATGTTGTAGAAGGAGAAAAAAGTAATGTGTTTTGATGTATAGGTCTGACATCATGCTGAGGTTCATTATTATCCCCTGCTTCAGCACCATTAGTTGCAATTCTACTTCCAACATCTGTAGCTATTATTGCACTACCAGAAGAACAAACAATTTTAACTGTACTTCCAGAGGATGCCTCTGCTGCTCCGTAAATACCTGTCAAAACTAATATTTTACTTGAATTAGAACTTGGTGTAATTGATAATGATAAGCCAGTAATATCTGTAAAACTATTCGCAGTTGTAGCACTAAAAGCATCTGTTTTAACAACATTTACAACTTGAATAATCCCACCATTAGCACCACTTGGCAGCCCACCGACAGGAACGATTGAATTGACTTTAAGTTGACTCATAGTTTATACGATAGTAAGAGTTTCATTAACACCGACTGTTACGACAGCACCACTATCTATAGTAATAGGGCCTGCTGCCATTGCGTTTTTACCATTAGTAATAGTATAACTTGTAGTTACATTTTGCCCATTCTCATAGAAAATTTCGTCACTTCCACCACCAGTAGCACCAGCCGATATTCCTGTTAAGTTTGACCCATCGCCATATAAAGTGTCAAAATATCCATTAGCAAACCTAGTGCTACTTTCTCCAATATCAAACTGCGAGTCATTGGCTGGTATGATCTTTTGTGACGTTAAAGTAGCAGCCATTGCATCGTTTGCATCTGATCTTAAAAAACTTGTTGAATCTAAACTATCTAAAGTCGCTGCATTACCACCATCAGCAGATGTTATATAGCCAGCACCATTTGTTATTGCGTTGTTATTAAGAGATATATTTGCCGATCCATCAAATGCAACTCCAGCTATAGTTTTTGTTGCTGCAAGTTTTGTTGCTGTTGCTGCATTTCCTGTAGTGTCTTGATTAAGTGTGCCTACAACAAAATCTATAGTTCCGTCTGAGTCTTGATATGTGACTGTAATACCTGTTTCAGTATTACCTGTAAGCATTCCTCCAACAAAATCTTCTACCTGTTCTTGAGTAAGTGTTGCAGTTATATAACCAGCACCATTAGTTATTGCGTTGTTATTAAGAGATATATTTGCTGAACCATCAAAGCTAACCCCTGCAATGGTTCTTGCATTGGCAAGTGTAGCTGCTGTAGAAGCTGCAATTCCAAGAGCATCTATATCTGATTTTGTTTGGTCTGCCGTAGCACTAGCTTCAATACCATTTAATTTAGTATGGTCAGCATCAGTAAAGACATTACTATCACTAGCACTTTCTACAAGTGTTCTAATTTCTGCTGCTGTTTGGTCTGCTGTTGCACTAGCTTCTATGCCATTTAACTTAGTATGATCTGCGTCTGTAAAGACATTACTATCAGATGCGGATTCAACTAATGTTCTAATCTCAGCAGCAGTCTGATCGGCTGTAGCAGAACTTTCAATACCATCTAACTTAGTACCATCAGCAGCTATATCACGACCATCTACGTTACCTGATACGACAATATTACCTGTGACAGAAGTTCCTGTACTTGTAACTTCTATTTTTGTAGAACCACCAGTTTGTAGTTTTAAACTACCTGTGCCTTGATCGTTAATTACAGAATCACTAGCGTTATGAAATATCTCTAAGCCATCAGAACTTGTACCATAAATAGACTTTACGTTGTCATTATGTATGTTACTGCCAGTAAATGTATTACCAGTTGTAGAAGCAAAGTTACCACTAGCTGTTACTCCACCTTGCCAAGCACCTCCGTTATATACTTTTAGTTCGTCAGCAGTAGTATTAAAATATAAATCTCCTTCTGCTAGTGCATTACCACCACCATCTGTTGAAGGATCAGAAGAAGCTATTTGATATTTTTCAGCAAAGTTATTTACATTACTTATATTACTTGCAGTTGTATTGACGTTAGCTATAGCACTAGCAACTGTACTGATATTACTGTTAGCACCTGCAACTGTTGTAATGTTGGAGTTAGCACCTGCAACTGTCGTTATATTACTATTATTACCTGCGACTGTATTTATATTACTTGCGTTAGATACAGCAGAGTTAATGTTGCTTGCATTAGATACTGCACTATTTATATTGCTTGAGTTGTTTGCTACAGAAGTAACATTAGACGATATACCAGCAACAGTTGTCACGTTACTTGAGATACCTGCAACTGTTGTTATATTGCTTGAGATGTCTGCCAAAGTATCTAAGTCAGATACGATTGCTGTAGTACCTAAAGTATTCATATCAGCTACAGCATCAGCAGTACCTAGCCTTCCTATTTCTGTTGCTTTAGCAGCTACAGCACCTATATCTGTTGCGTCTGCTGCAACAGCAGTAACGTCAGATGATATACCTGCGACTGTTGTAACATTAGATGCTACACCAGCTACAGTTGTTACGTTGCTAGATATACCAGCTACAGTATTTATATTGCTTGCATTACTAACTACAGAATTAATATTAGATGTATTAGCACCAGCAGCAGCAATGTTAGTTGCGTTTGCAGCTACAGTTGTAACTTCCGTTGCTTTCGGTACTAATCTATGAAATGCGTATGTATGTAATGTTGAGGTGGTTTCTACTATTACACCAAAACCTGCTGTAAGAACTGTAGATCCACAACCTGTAATTGTTACAGTATTAGATCCAGAACCATTTGAGATACTAACTGTACCGCCACTTGGTGTTCGTGTACTGCCTATTGCTTTGATAGATACAAGAGTACCACTACCATTGTTTACGTCAGGGTTAGCTGTAGGAAAATTTGTTTCGCTTGCTATTGGTACAAAACCACCAACATCATCTACAAGATCAATAATTCTGTCGTTGATAGCTGCGGTTGTAGCAATCGTTGTATCGTTATCTGGAAATGTATCACCATCTTTTATTGTGTCGCCTGTACTTATATTGAAATATCTAGCATCTGATTCTGTTTCTGTATAATATCTATTATCTAATTGACCAGCATTTAGTTCTGTCTCTGTGTAATACCTATTATCTAATTGACCAGCATCTAATTCTGTTTCTGTGTAATATCTACCATCTAATGTGCCATCAGCTATCTTAGCGTTTGTGACAGCATCATCAGCTATCTTAGCTGTAGTAATATTAGAATCAGCTATTTTTGCTGTCGTAACATTACTATCTGCAATTTTGGCAGTTGTTATATTGCTATCTGCAATCTTAGCTGTAGTTACGTTTGCATCAGTTATCTTGGCAGTAGTTACAGAATCACTTGCTAAATCACCAGCAACTATAGTTCCGTCTGCAATCTTGGCAGAAGTAATTTGACTGTCAGCTATATGTGCTGTATCTATACTTCCATCTACATAATGTTCAGAGTTAATTGAATCATCTGCTATCTTTGTTCCGTCAACTACATCAGCAGCTAAATGAACCGCATCAATACTTCCGTCAACAATATGTTCAGAGTTTATTGATTCATCTGCAATTTTTGTTCCATTTATAGCGTCTGCTGCAATCTTGGCTGTTGTTACATTACTGTCTGCAATCTTAGCTGTAGTGACATTGCTATCTGTAATGTTAGCTGTAACAACTGCATTGTCCGCTAGTTTAGCTGACGTAACAGCGTCATTTGCTAATTTAGCTGTTGTTATATTTTCATTTGCTATATGTTGTGTATCTACACTTCCATCTACATAATGCTCTGAATCTATACTGTCATCAGCTATCTTAGCGTTTGTGACAGCATCACCAGCAATCATTCCATTTGATACTGTACCTGTATCACCTGTAGTTACGACTGTACCTGTAATGTCAGGTATGGTTATTGTTCGATCAGTAGTAGGATTTGTTATTGCTAGTGTTGTTTCATTATCATCATCAGTCGCACCTTCAAAAACTAAGTCACCTGTAATTGTTTGTGAGCCATCTCTTTTTACATAATCATTGGTAAATTCTTGTTGAGCAAATAATATCTGGTCACTATTATTATCTAAATCTGTTTCTGTTAAAACACTACCATCAGCAAAATAACAGTCGAACCACTAATTGTATAGTGAGTAGTTATTGTTTTAAGAACTCCTCCTACTCTTACATCAACTTCAGTATTATCTAAGAAAGAAAAAGATATTGCAAAGCTGGCTGTACTGCCATTTCCGTTATGAGTTTGCGAGGTAGCAGTTGTATTAGTAGCCATGATTAAAAGAATCCTAGATTTAATTCACTCATTTGATCTTTTAATTTTTCATAATAATCCATTTTTAGATCATCTTTTGCTTTGATTCTATCAGTAAATGCTTCCTTGCCCATATACTTATTAGTATATTCAATAATGCCTTTTGTAATAAAACGATTATTAATTCTATTCATTTCTGTAAATATAAATTCTGCTGACGTTTTTCCTTCTCTTGATTTTAAACCATATTGTTCAATCATAGCTTCGTGATATTTAAAAAATTTACCATCTATAAAATCATTAATAGCATCATTTAACTTTAAATTCTTTCCAGCTTTTTTAATAGTTGTTGTATTAACAATTCGTTTAAGATTTGAATATTCAGTTTTATCTAATTTTTTTGGTACAAAATTTTTACTACCAACACCTTTAAATTTTGATCCTCTTATAACTTCTGGTGGTTCTGGTAATAATTTTCCTATTAACTTTGTAGCCATATAATACTTATGATTTTTACTAGAACTATGTCTGCCATTTGATATTAAATCAAGACCATCTTTTTGAGGATAAGTTATAATTTCACCTGTAACGTGTTCTACTTGTGCTGGTAATAATCCACCAACATTATTAGGTACATACTCTTTTGCTTTGCTAAGAATATTATCTAATGCTTGGTATGCAGTTTCAGCCCTGTTAAAGTCTTCATCACTAAAATCAAAACTACCATCTTTAAGAGTTGGCTCGTAAGCTGTATCACCTGCTCTTGTTTTTGTATCAGGTTTCATAAACCATTTAAGTTGACTATAGTCACCTTTTGATTCTGCTAATTGTCTTGCTTCTTCTTCAGTAAAACCTAGTTCTGTTAAAATGTCTGCTGGCATCCTATGTAATCTACTTAAAAAACTTGAATATGGTATTGATCTACCTGCACCTTGTCTTCCTATATAATCTAAGATTTTTTTCTTTCTATAATCCACACCATCTTCGGGATCTTCATTTCTTCCAATCGTAGGTACTGCTGAAAACAAATTAATTGTTTCATTGATTTGTTGCGTATAACTTCTGTTAAATACGTTTCTCCCAATAGTTGCAGTAAAACCAGTACAAAAATCTCCATATTCTTTATCTTTAACAAAAGGACCGCACTCAGCAAAATCAGCAAAAATTCGTACAAAAGAAAGTATTGGATCAGGTAAATTCTCATAAGTTTTATATGTATAAACTGGTTCTCCATTTTTATACATTGGTTCTCCATCTTCGTCATAATTTAAAAAATATCTACTATAAGGTCGCCAACCATCTTTATACATTGAAATCCACATAGCAGCCCCTTCTTTTGTCATAAAATTAGGACCACCGCCTGTTATACCAAACTTCTTTGGTTCACTATCTAAATCATAGTCAGGAAACAAATGATCTTTAAATGTAGCACCTGCAAGAATCATTCCAAAAGCATATCCCATTCTTATCTGACCTATTGCATTTGCTCTTATTAAAGGATCAGGACTTATTAAATCTGCTTTCATTTCTGGTAAAAAGAAAGCATTTAAAGGATTTATGTTTTGATATTGACCTCCAAAGAAAGGAACTTGATTTGGTAATCTACGAACTACAGGAGTATTTATAACAGGTGTATATCTCATAACTTCTTTAATTATATTTGTAGGAGTTCTGGTAAACGTAAAGAAAAATCGAGCTACAGGATTTTGTACTGCTAAGTTATTAACCCAAGAAGCCCCTTTGCCAAAATAATCTTCTGTTCTTATATCTTGAGTAAAAGTAATTTGTTTACCAAATTCTTTTGATTGCATTAATATTCTTTGCGTTACTGGATCAGGAGTAAAAACTTGTTGACCATCTACTGTTTCTATTCTGCCTACATCACCTTTTGAATTTTTTAAAAAATAACTAATAATTCCATCAACATGACCTTTAATATATTTGTTTAATTCATCTCCTGATTTACCTAATTTAGCACCTTCTATAGTAGCTTCATACGTTGCTGCTGCTAAAATATTTGGTGCTTGCACCAAAGCATCTGTAGCTGTCATTAAACGACTAGGTAATCTTATAAACTTTCCAAATTCGTTATAAGCTTTTAAAGGGAAAAAACTACTGTCAGAAGAAATCATATATCTTTGACTTGTTTCTCCTTTAATATTTCCTAAGTTAATAAAATTATCTTCCATATCCCAAGATCTTTTCCATGATTGCAAGGCAAAATCAAAGTTTTGAAATAATGCAAATAAATGTTTTTTGGCTGCTGTAAGTTCTACGTTATTAGAAGAAGCACTAAAATTATTAAAAGCTTTTAAAAATGTTTGTGCAATACCAGAATATAAATTAATTTTTTGTGTAGTAGGACTTGAAAGTAAAGCGTTAATACCAATTTCATTGTATGTTCTAGCAACTTTATCAACAAACTTACCAACTTGTATTGCATCTGTATTTTTTATAGCAACCATTTTTTCTACACTACCTGCTGCACCATCTAAATCAGTTGTTAATTTAACTAATTCAGAATAATCATCTGTCTCTGTTGCTTGTTTTAAGGCATCTTTTAAATCAGTTCTAAGTTTTTCATTTTGTAAAAGACTTTGATTAATGTCCATTTCTATGTCAGGTTGTTTTGCTGTTAAAGCTGACCTTTCTGCTGCTGTAAGATTCATTACTTCATCAACAGTTTTACCTTCAATACCAGACTCAGGTTTCATTCCAAAAGATTTTAATGTTCTAGCAGTTTGTGTTCTAAGTGGAATGCCAAGTTTTAACCATTCTTCTACACCTAATAATGATTCTGTTAGATCATCTATAGATTGATCTATCAATCCTGTATCTTTTGTTTTTATTGCTTGTATTAATTTTTTATTTACATTAGCTACGTCTTCTGTTTGTAATGTAATTGTTTGAGCTATTGCATAGTTTAAAGAATCACTAGGCACTAAGTTGTATAATTTTGAATATGCTTGACCATATTCTTTAATAAACTTTGTATTTTGTAATCTTATAACTCCGTCATCAAACATACCTAAACCTTCTAATTTAGTTTGTTGTTGACTTTTTGAACCAGTAAAAACATCAGCATCTTTTAAAACTTTTACCATTTCTTGTATAGTTTTTTGTTGTTTTGGTTTTAAACTTTTTATAAAAGAAATTTGTTGTGGATTCTTAGAGACATCTCCTAAATCTTGTTTTGTTTTGTCTAATTTATTTAAGGAAGTTTTTACTCCACCTGCATATTTAGCATCTGCTGGTACTTCAATAATTAAACCTTTTGTATTATTAGGAGATGCAGTAGCACTTCCAGTTTTTTCAATAACAATATCTTTAATTTTTTTATGTATATTTGCACCATGAAGTCTTATTTCTTTTTCTGTAAAACCCTGAGATATAAATGCTTGTAACATTTGTTGTTCTTTCTGTGGTGGATTTTTTTTACCAAGTCTTAAAGACCAAGCAAGTTTATCAAGATCAGATTCAAAAACAATAGATGCACTACCATAATTAGGTTTTGTTCTTTTAAATTGATTTGGCATTACAAAAGTTCTTGTAACAGTTTGTTTTTGTTGTTCTATATTTAATCCTTTACTTTCTAAATCTGTTTGTTGTTTTTTCCCTACTTGATCTAAATTATTTACAGCTTCTTCAACAATTTTTTTATCTTTTTTAGTTAAAATTTTATCTGCTTCTATTGGTGTTTTGCCTTTAATTTTCTTAAATACACTACCTAATCCATCTACAGAACCTTTAAAACCAGCACCAAAAGTACCACCAAACCCTAGACTTAATAAATACTCATCACGACTTACATCATCACCTAATAAATCCCTAACAAAAGTTTCTCCTACACCAAAACCAGCACCATAAATTCCACTCTTTGCAATACCTTTTACACCTTTAGCAGTTACACCTGCTGGAACTATTTGAGCTAATCCAGCAGCTATAGCTTCTGCTTGACTAATTTCTTTTACTCCTCTTAATTTTTGTGCTTGTATATTTGTGTAATAACCAACAGCAAATTGACCTCCACCATAAGCAGCAATACCAAGAGGTCCAGCAGCTAGTAAAGGTGCAAAAGCTAAATCTGCACCAATACCTACACCAATTTCAAGACCAAGACCTTTAGCTAATCCTTTTAAATTTTGTTTTTGATCTGTTTGCTCTGTTAAGTCAGTAAATATTTTTCTAGTTTTATTAAATTCTTCACTACTAAAATCTATTGCATCAGTTTCATTTAAGTAAAAATTATTAATAGTTTCATCTTCATTATATACAGTATCAAAATCTATTAAACTTTGATCGTCTTCAAATATGTTTTTACGTTTATATTGATTATTGACAACAGGTGGTTCTTCCATGTTATCTAACTGGTTAGAAATCGCTGAATCTGTCATCTTTAAAATAATGGAGGATTACGTTTTGCATCTCTGATTATTTGCATAATCTTTTTAGCATAATCAGGATCAGTTGCATAAACATTTGCTTGTAGCAACTTAGCTGCTTTTTCAGCAGTATCTACATTAACAGTACCTTTTCTTCCCATAAAGTCATCATTCCATTCTTTTTTATATTGACTCATCATATCTTCTAAAGTATTAAAGTTTTTAAAATTATCTTTTATAGAAACAACTTCACCATTTTCATTCTCCGTAGTATTTTGTAAAGTTGATTCACCTCTATTGGTTTCATCTTGAGTAGCTTTTAAACCTAAATAATTATTTGTAGCAGAAGGTCTTGCACCACCACTTGTTTCTAACATTACTTGTGCTGCTGTTATTTCTGGAAACTTATGCCCTGCATCTTTAGCTAGTTTGTAAAAAACAGGAAAGTTAGCTTCGAATCTTTTTACACCACTTGGTTCTTCTGTACCTAGTATTTTTATTTCTTCTTTTTGTTCTTCATCAATAGGAGCCATAGCAAGTAAACTGCCATCTGTAGCTCCTAAAGAATTAACTACATCACTAACTATTCTTTGTCCATTTTCAACTATATTATCTGATAATTTTTTATTGAAATCTAAAAACGAATCATTAGTTTGTGGAATATTATTGATGTTTTCATTTACTGAATTATTTTTTTTAAGTTCAAATTCGCCTGTATTTCTATTTCTTTCATACATATTTTCTCTCATACCTTCTATGTCATTTTCTGGATTATTAAACGTATAAGTTTCTTTAACTATTTCTACTAATTGACCCTTGTAAAAACTTTTTAAATCATTAACTATTTGTCTTTTTTGTTTTTCATCTATATCCATATCAGTTATTACATCATTTATTTGTTGTTTAAAAAATCCATCTAAATCATATTTACGTTGTGCTTGTACATTCGTCATTTCCATTGTTCCTGTAAGTGGATTTTGAAATGAAGAAACAACTTTATCTCCATATTTAATAAGTGCTTTGATTTCTGGGTATTGATCTATAACGCTTTTGCCTGATTGATTTTTTACTAAGTCATCTAATTCTTTATATTTTGTTTGATCTTCTTTTGTAGCAGACGTTCCAAGTGCTGACATAAAGTTTATTAAATCTTGTCTTGCTCCAATTTTATTATTTTCATATTCTCCATTAACCCAATCATTTCTAAAGTTTTGCCACCAGCCATCTACATTAAAATTTCTTAAAGAAACTTCTTTATTTATAAATTCTAATCTACCTTTGTAATCATTTTGAATACCATTTATTATTTCTGCATTTTTTCTAATTACATTTAAATCTACACTTTCAAAATTTAATTCATCTAATCTATTGTCAATATCTGCTAGTTCTGCTTGCTCTGCAAAATCTTTTTCTTGTTTATTTGCATCATTTACATCTTTATATAAATCTTTTTTTAAATTTAAAATTTCATTAGTTATATAGCTTTTCAAATCTTTTTGTACTTTTGTACCTTTTTTGTTTATAGAACTTGGACCAACTTTAACAAAACCAACAAAATCAATAAAATCTTCTATTTCATTCATAGCTTCATTCATATTTAAACCTTGTTGTTTATAGTCATTAAAAATTTTATAAGAACTTGTTTTTAAAATATTAAACATATTTGAAGGAGAAACAGAAGAAGTTAAACCAAGCCTTGCCATATAATCTGTATTTTCTTGCATTTCATTTAAAGCATAATTTTCACCATCAATAAAACCATTGTTATCAATAAGATTAAGTTCAATATTTTTATCGTAATAATCTATGCTTTTCCAACTACTTAATAATGAGTCAGCAAAACCTATATTCATTTGGTTAATTTTTGCATCTGCTGAACTGCTTATTTGATTGTCAAATACTTTTCTTAATGCAGCATTTTGTTTTGGTAAAAAGTATCTATTTAAAATTTCTGGTCTTATTCCTTTTGTATTTAATAATGATGTTCTATTAAACTCTGATAGTGCATTATCAAAAGCAGCAGAGTTTACATCATAAGAAGCTAAAGATGTATTTATAGTTGTTCCGTCTGGTAATTCTTGAGGTATAACAAAACTTTTAAAAAACTTTTCAGTATTACCTTCAGCAGCATTACCCAAGTTAATTGCTAATTGTCTTTCTACTCCTATTCTAAAAAATTTATTGTTACCTAAAAAATCTTTTTTAGCTCTTTCGCCATCTTTATCGTTAATTGCTTTTAAAGCTTTTTTCAATGTTTCATCATCTGCTTCTAAAATATATGTTTGACCTTCTGCTATTTTTCTTTCATTTGTTTGTTTTGCTTTTTGTACTATAAAATTTTGCAATACAGGATTTATGTCTGCCAAAGTTTCAGCAAGATCCATCATGCTACTTTTTTGAACAACATCAACAGGTGCGACAAAAGTATCTACTGGTCTTCTAAAACTTTGACCTGATGTACTAAGAAAACTGTTTGACATTAACTAATAGCTCCTGTTGAAATACCAGCACTAAGACCACTACCAGCAGCATTTAATAAAATTGATCCTAGCGAAGGAATTTGGTTATAAGCATTAATAGTATTACTTCTATACCTATTTCTAATACCTTGATATTCTGCTTCAGTTCCTTCTATGTCAAATAGATATTGTCTATCCATAGAATCAATACTTTGTCTTATCTTTTCATTATAGTTTGCACCTTGTCTTGCTTGATCCATTACTAATAAATTTGTGGTATTGCCAACTTGTCCTGATGCTAATAAAGATTTTGTTGCTCTTAATGTATCTATTCTTTTAGCAAATTGGTCTTGTCTAGCAGCTACAGTCTTTTCTTGTTTACCTTCAGATAAAGCTAATTGTTTATTTCTTTTTGAATCTTCTGCTGATTTAACTCCTTGCTTTTCTATTTCAGCCGTATCTGCTGCTGCTTTACTTGCAGCACTACGCATAGCAAGCCCTTGGAATAAAGAAAGACCAACAGAAGCAACAATGGCACACATTTAGGCAATCCTCAAAAATTCATAAAATGGTTTTTCATGTTGTCCATATTTTTTGTGATAGTTTATAAACACAAAACCGAGAGCTTCTAACCACTTTATAGCAGAATGATTCTCTGCATATACAAAATTATATAGGACTTTATAAGATTTCAACAAACTATCTACCCATTCCCGACCTTTTCTTATAAGTTGTATTTTATATTTTTTATTAGAAAACAATTCATCTGTACAAATCATAAAGATACAACCATCTTTTCCGACTCCACATAACCCCATTGGTTGATCTTTGTCACCAGCTATTGTTAAGACTTTCTCACCAAATAGATATGTTAAACGTAAAGCTTCTTCTGGATCTTGTCCTGTTTGATATTGAGCTTCTAACCTATCCATTTGTCTCATGTTTTGACATACATAATTTAGATCTGATAGCTTTGATTTTCTTAAATATCCCATTAAGCTCTTCTACTCCTCATGTGAAATACTCCTTCATATTCTGCACTAGCTAACAAGGTAGGCAAGAAGGTATTGTTCTTGACATCTATATCTACCCTATCTGATTTGCTCATAATAGGTACTTTAAAAGTTCCTGTATCTAAATTAATCTGACCAATAGAAGCAGAAGCAGCACCAAGCAAACGACCAGTAAATTTATGTAGGGATGTGTCTCTATTCTCAGGTGTTACTTCTACTTGGAAGAAACCAGAATCTTCATACTTAATATAAAAATGATGTATTTGTAATCGACCACTTATAAGCTCAGTAGCACCTCCACCACCTTGAGTTAGTCTTTGTTGACTAAACCTATAGTGCATTTCATAAGGTTCGCCAATAATAAATTTACTATTTCTGAAGTCTCCTGTAGCAGTAATTGTAGAAGTAGAACCATTAGTTGCATTAGTAGTTGTAAGTGCTTGCCCTGATACAAGAGTTTTTGTATTGCCTTGAGCATCTACAAATGTACTTGTCTCTCCGTTTGCCAGATACCTGCCAATTATATTCATGTTTGCTCTTAGCCTATAAGGAACTGTAAATGTAGATAGACCAGTACCAGAGCTATAAGATACTGATACACCAGTAGTTGCTTCAGTTACTTTATGATCTAGATGATATTCAAAGTCTGCATTAGCTTCTCTAAAGTTTGTCTCAAATGGTATCTTTTCTAAGGTCACACCATTAGCTTCTTCTATAACCATTATTAAATCAGTACCAATAAAATCAACATTTAAAATAGACCTGTTGCTGTTTAATGTATAAGTAAACCAAGCATTTAAAGCTTTACTAAAGCCATCTCCATATAACCATCTGTTTACATATAGCTTGTTTGGATTCTCTGTACCAAGCAAAACAAGAATGTCTTGGTTGTTAGATACTGCCATTTTAAAAATGCCACTTGGTATCAGTCTTGGTACATGAATAGTTGTGTTTGCTGCATCTTGGATCTGTTGATTACCTGCAATAATATATTCTCTTATACCAGCAAAAGAACCTTTCTTGGTTAAGAAATAAATAGAAGAACCAGAACCTACAGGTTGTGCTGCTGCGTTACTTTCAAACTCAGTTTGTACAAGTACGTTAGCTGTTGAAGGTGTAAGGTTATCTGCTGAACTTGATAATACAAATTGCGTTTGTTCAGAAAATAATATAAGTTTTTCTCCCATAGTTACTGCGTGTTTTAAAATCGCAACTTTGGTATGAGAAGCAGCTACATCTATGGGTTCAGTATCTAAAACTGATATGACTGTTTCAGAAAAGAAGTTAAAGAACTCTGATACTGTCGAAAGTATTACATTGTCTGCTGCTAAAAACCCAAGTCTATTTCTAAAAAAGAATACGTTATTGATTTTATTACCAATAAAAGAAGGGTTGGGTGAAGAAACTAAATCACCAACAACACGTTCACCCCATTTAGGTAATGTATAAGTAGTACCAGATAATGTATAAGTATCACCATCTACTCTTGCAAATCTAAAATTACCATCTGCCTGTCGTATTAAAACATGGGGCATGGTTGCATAATCAAATTTAAAAGTTATACCAGCTTCTACTGTTTCTTGCCATTGCCCTTCTTCTAAAGCATTACCATTATTAGTTGTAAATTTAACGTAGTAGTTATCAAAATTTGTACCTTCATCACCTGTAATCTCTACTACATATCCATTAGGTGACACATTTGGTAGATCAGTAAATTGCTGTACTGAATTTTTTATTACTGTCATCTTGGTATTACCTTGAGTATCAGTACCATCTATAGAAAAATCACTACCATCAGTTTTTTTTATATGAATTACAGGACCATTTCTAGCAATCGTAAAACCTGTAAGACCAGAATTTAATCCAGCAGCAAGATCTGAAGCTACAGTATCAGTTGATAAAGGATCATTACCATCTGTATTATCGGTAACTGTCACTCCATCTACAGTTACAGAGTAAGTTGTTTTAGCTGTTGCCTGAGTTATGAAGACTATCGCTTGAGTTATATTACTAGCACTATTTGATAAAGCAGAATCCATTGCTGTTGTAATACTGGTATTAACAACAAAAGTAAAGTCAGCAATAGTTACTGTCTTTATTACACTTCTAGGATCTGATGTATTTAGGTAAGCAGTACCATCAGGTTTTGTTACTGTTTTTTCTGTGCCATCTAACTCATAAACTTTGACATTACCATTACTAAATATCGCTACATACTGTTCACTAGCATCTCTATTTATAGTTTGTATATGAACATTACCAAGAGTAGAACTACCAACTGAAGCTAAGAACTGAGATCCAGACCTTTTAGTAAGACCAAGAACAGGGTTGCTATCAGCATTATCTTGTATATCAGCGTGGTCTGCTTGCTTCAAGGCATCAGAAGACTGCGATATACCTCTTAGTAATGTAGGTATAGATCTTGAAATAACACTCATAGTTATCTAATTAAAGCACTAGAAGGATTGTAGGTATCAAAGACATTTGTAAGAGAAGGATCTCCTCGTAGCATATTGTGATCTCCATTTGCTAAATCTGTTTCCATTAATATAGCTCTAGCTCTTACTTCGTCTTGTTGTGTATAAGTTCTTAATCCTTGGTCACTTACAAGTCTATCAACAAATATTCTTGCAGCTTTAATATTCATATAGTATCTAGCTGGTTCTGGTATCTCATCAAAATCTCTAAAATAAACAACAGTACAAATCAAGTCTTCATCAAATTCAAACTTATTATTTTGTCTGTCATATAATTTTAAACCACGTTGTATAGGATCTATGGTCGGGTGTTGATGTATATTTGCATCTACTCTTAGTACGTCAGCAGGTAAGTTGACATGGTTAGATCCATCTCTAGTAAGAGTTACATCTGTTTCAGTATTAAAAGACCAGCCTTCTGACTGCACACTTTTGTTTACTTCAGTAAGAGTTGATTGAGCAATACGAGCATCAACAGGAAGAGTACCGACAAGACTGTTTATAGGTGCTTCTCCTATAGCAGCCAACATAATGTTGATACATTCAAGTTCTGTGGTTTCAGCTACAGCCATTAATTAGTACCCTTTCTTTTTAATCTTAAGTGAGTCTCTCCCACCTTTCTTCTTTTTCTTCTTTGATGAATACATAGCTATAAAAAAAGGGTATCTATTAATAAGATACCCTATAAATTGAAATTAAGAAGCAGATAGCTTAATAGTAGCTGCACATTCTGGTCTTAGGATTCCATGACCAAGAGCATACTTAGCAACCATTAATGTACCTTGATACATAATTCCGTAGTCAGAACCAGAGATCTCAGTTGTCATATCCATTAGCTTAACTGTGCCGACCGCACTTTTATGAAAAACTAAACCGATAGTCTTACTGTCATCACCTGAGTAAGTGTTATTAGCACCACTTGGGTTAGATCCTACGTTTGACTGAGGTACGTTGTTAGACATCATTACAGGGATGCCAGCTACTTGTTGTACCTTACCAGAAGCAAACGAACCATTACCTTGTGGGTTAAAGTCAACGTCAACTGTTCTAGTAGCAGATTCAGCAAGTTTGTAGTACTCAGCAGGTGGTAGTACACAGAAACGATCTGTTGGAGGGATGTCTCTTTCGTCAAATGTCTGTGCAATATCATAGATAGCTGCTGCTATCTCATCACCAGTAACATCAGAAGATGCTGTATTACCATTAGCAAGTGTTAATACAAGACCACCATTACCATTTGTAAGGGTAGTAGATGCTCTTGAAGCGTTTGCTATTTGCTTGGCTACGTTTTGATCGTAAGTACGAGCAAGAGCTTTACCAAGCTCATCAGCGTAAGTTGCTCTTACGTCATAATGATTTTTGAGTTCATCAATCGAAGCAATGAAACTCTGTGCAATTAGAAGATCATCTATGTTAATAATCTTTTCATTCGCTAAGATCTGGTTTGCTCCTACCAATGGATTTCCGACTGTATGATAAGCCGCAGTCGCAGTTCCTAGAACAGGAAACTGTGCTGATTTTCCACTTGTAATAGTACGAACTGAATGAAGCTGTTCATTAAAAATGTTATTTCTGGTGAACGAAGTTAGGACCTCACCTGAGAAAATTTTTAAAAACAGGGCATCAAAGCCTGTTCCACTATTGTTAACCAGACCAAGGCGAGAGGTAGTGGCGTTAGCCATACGAAAACTCCTTGATTAATGTTTAAAAATTTGAGAAACTAACTTTGCTTCAATCCTTTCTCACAAGTGGTATCTGACGCATCAGGCACTTAGATATTTAGATTTCTACTTTGTTAAGTTTTTACTGACCCACAATTCCACTTCCTTAAAGCAAGGGCTTTGCGAGTTAGCTTGCCATCTTTCTTTAATGGTCCTTTTGCTTTTGACATTCTTGCACAAAAAGATTTCCTTCTTGATTTTTGTCTAGGCGAAAGACCTGTCTTTTTAGTAACAGGTGCTTGCAAGTTTCCACCTGTTGCTTTGTTATATTTCCTACGACCAGAAGCAGTCAGACCCCCTGTAGGATCTTTGTCCTTCTTGGTAAGAGATACTCCTTTAGACATAAAAGATGTAAGCTATTTAAAATATAGCATTATTACGCAATCTTTAAACTATTTCTTTTTTTTCTTCTATGTTGGTAGCTTATCTTTTTTGAACCTGTCTTTTCTTTTTTAAACCTAGCCTTTTCTTTACTACTCATTTCACCTGTAGTCTTTGGAGTTTTACTACTAACTCTTTTACTAGGTCTGCAAGCAGGGTAAGGTCTGCCTTTTTCATCTTTTCCTCTACCACAGTCTTTACCTGTTTTTACATCCACCCACTTTTCATCAAACCATCTTTTAAGACTCATTTACCTACCTGTTTCTGTGCCTTGTTGTGTGCAGATTTAAATGATGTACCTTCACGCATAAGCTTCTTCATCATGTCCATGTGTTTTTTGGAATGATGTTCTGAATGTTTCTTCAGAGTTCTCATTTGACTAAGACTAAGCTTTGCCATTTTTCTTTTTGTTCTTTAATTTACGAACTAATAAAAAATCTTCTTTGGTAAGTTTACCATCACCAGTTTTGTCAAGACTCTTTTTTTGTTTGTCTGATAGTTTTTTCATTTTTTTGAAATGCGTAAAGATTTTCTTGTATAACCTTTGGCTGGTTTACGATTGCCTATTTGTCCTTTGCAATATCTAACAGCATAAGCATTAGCGTAAGCAGAAGGATAAACTTTAAACTTACGCTTGGCTGCTGCTTTACCTGCTGGACATAACTTACCCATTTCCGAATACGTTAGAGCCAGCTAAACGTGATTTAACATTTTCTGTGTAAGCAGAATCTTTTTCCCAACGAGGATCAGACATAGCAGTTACAACTTCTGCTGTTGTTCTAAATGGTGTGGCACTATTACCAGCAGGTCGACCTGAGTAAAGGTCTGGTTCAATTCCCATAGCGTTATTGTATTGTGAGTAGATACCTTGAACAGCCAACTTAATAGCAGGTCCATCCCCGACATCAGTTAACTTATTGAAAGCATTAACTTCTTCAGCAGGTAAGTTTTCCATAGCCCAAGAAACCATTTGACCATAGCTATCATCACCACCAACTGAATCTCTAATACCTTGAGCATCTACTTCACCTGCCATACCAGCATTACGAAGACCATCTAAATAGGTATCAATAATTTGTTTTGAGAAACCAGCTTCACCTAGTTTGCTGTAATCATCTTCAGAGATCTCATCATTCTCTTGAAAACGATTTGATATATCTACTGGATCAATACCAACTTCTTCTAATACAGAAGCAAGACCATCTCCATAAAATTCTTCAGCATCAAAGTCAGAATCATTAGTTTCTTGTTCTGTCTCTGTCTCTTCTGTTTGTTCTTCTGCGTTACCTTCTGGTTCTTCTCTGGTTTGAT